TTAGGCAAGCTCTAAATCTGTTGCAATAACTCAACGAATATGTTATAATAGTAATATGATATTCAACCATATTCGTAAACTCAAAGACGATGGTAAGAAGATCGGCATCACATTTTCAACATTTGATATGTTGCATGCCGGTCACATTGCCATGTTAGCCGAAGCTAAAAACCATTGCGATTATTTGATTGCTGGCCTACAAACAGATCCCACAATTGATCGTCCTGATACCAAAAACTCACCTATTCAAAGTGTGGTCGAACGGCAAATACAGTTGGCCGCTTGTCGTTATGTGGACGAAGTTGTGGTTTACCAAACTGAACAAGACCTAATAGATTTGCTACTAATATTACCTATTGACGTTCGTGTGCTAGGGGTTGAGTATGAAGGCAAGCCATTTACTGGAGAACAAGAAGGTTATACTCGTGGCATTGAACTGGTATTCAACGGTCGTGATCATAGTTTTTCCAGTTCCAGTTTGCGTAAACGTGTGGTCGAAGCCGAAACCTTCAAGGCAATTAAACAGTCGTGATCTTGTATGCCAACGGTTGTAGCAATACCGCGGCAGACGAAGCGGTAGTTCCAAATGTATTTGCCTCAGCCAATGCCATAACGACCATTGACCGTAGGCCGCATCCTAAAAATTTAGAAGCCAGTTGGTGTACAGTTTTAGCCAAACACTTAAAATACGAATTGGTCTGTGAAGCCGAAAGTGCTTCAAGCAATGATCGGATTCTCAGGACCACAACCAGTTGGATTAATAATAATCTAGACAGATTAGATCAAACTTTCATAGCGATACAATGGACTACCTGGGAAAGAGAAGAGTGGTTGCACGAGGGTGTGTATTATCAAGTAAATTCCAGTGGATACGACCGAGTTCCTCCTGAATTAAAACAACGTTACAAAAATTATGTCATAAGTCATGACTACAGGCAAAAAACTTTAGAATGGCATGAAAAAATTTGGCAATTTCATTGTTGGCTCAACCAACTCAATGTACCACATATCATGTACAACGGATGGAGTACTTTTAGCTATATGCCCGACCGAAAAGACTGGAATAATCAATATTTAGGGCCGTATGATAAAAATTTGAGCTATAACTCTGTGCTAGTAAACAACGGTTTCAAATGGGCAACCCCAAATCGTTATCATTTTAGAGCAGATGGTCATTGCTTTTGGGCCAAATATCTGTTACAATACATTATTGACAATAAACTTTTACAAAGCTCAAAATGAAATATGTATTGATTGATACAGCAAACCTTTTTTTCCGTGCCAGACACGGTGCGTTCCGGGCGGCAGATACCTGGGAAAAGATTGGATTCGCACTGCATATCACCCTGATGGCTGCCAACAAAATGGCCCGGCGTTTTGAAGCAGATCATGTGGTTTTTGCCTTGGAAGGACGCTCATGGCGCAAGGACCTATATAAACCCTACAAAAACAACCGTGCTGTAGCCCGTGCGGCACTTACAGATGCAGAGCAAGAAGAAGATCAAATGTTCTGGGAAACCTATGATTCGCTGACTAAATATCTGTCTGAAAGGACCAATTGCTCAGTCATTAGGTGCCCCACAGCAGAAGGCGATGACATCATCGCCCGCTGGATCGCACTACACCCCCAAGACGAACATGTTGTTATCAGCAGTGATACCGACTTTGTTCAATTAGTAGCACCAAACGTCCGGCAGTATAACGGAATCACCGACGAACTTATTACCGTAGAAGGAATCTTTGATGCAAAAGGTCGACCTGTCATCGATAAAAAAACGAAACAGCCTAAGACTGTTCCTGATCCGCAATGGCTTCTCTTCGAGAAGTGTATGCGCGGTGATAGCTCGGATAACGTCTTCTCGGCGTTCCCTGGCGTCAGGACCAAAGGCACCAAAAACCGAGTCGGGTTACAGGAAGCGTTTTCTGACAAGGATCGAAAAGGTTACAGCTGGAACAACCTTATGTTGCAAAGATGGAGCGACCCGGACGGTGTTGAGCATCGTGTCCTAGATGATTACGAACGCAATCGCACCTTGATTGACCTAACAGCACAACCTGCGGAAATCAAAGACACAGTGGATGCCGCGATACGTGAACAGATCAGTCACAAGGATGTTGGGCAAGTTGGTGTGAGATTCATGCAGTTCTGTGGCAAGTATGAATTGAACAAATGCAGTGAGTCGGCCGACAGTTTTGGACGCTGGATGAACGAAACCTACAAAGGTGTGTTGAATGACTAATATCATAGCACTTGGTTTGGCCTTGGTGGTAGTGATGAGCATAATAATTTTAACTGCTCAGCGTGATGAAAAAATACCCGTTCGATACGACTGTAGGATGTTGATTGGCGGTTGGCATCCGGATGTGCCTGTACAAGTCCGTGAAGAATGTAGGAAAAAAGGATATCCCAATGATAATAGCAAAGCCCGTAATTGAAAAACAGTTTTGGATTTTACAAGAAAACGATCGCAAGGTCGGAAATGTCGAAGCCTGTGCTGGCGGATATCAGGTCCGGCTCAACAATCAAATAGCACAGTTTAAAACTATTCGCATGGCAGCACAACGGGTCAACATAAAATTTGAAGAGCCCATCAAAAAACAAAAAATCAAAGTCAATACCAACCTGGTACACGGCTACCCCACTGTGGGCCGAACACACAATCCCATGTGGGACGTCAAAATGAAGTTGCCGATCTACACCAAGACCAACAAAAGCAAAAGTTGGTTTGCTGCAGGATGGTATCAGGTCAAGCAAGGACGTAACTGGACCGTGGTACAAGATCCAAAATTGATTGTACTACAACGCTATCCATACGCAGGACCATTTTATACCCAAGGTGAAGCCAGTGAGCATACACATACAACGGTTCGTTGATCGCCTGCGTGGCTTTGAAGCCCGCGCCGCGAAAGACATTACCATGAGCATCACGGATGCCAAAGATCTACACGCCGACATTACCCGACTACTGCTAGACCTACAAACAGCCAAAGAATCGGCGATTAAAGCCACGCAAGAAGAGACTATTACCGTTGAAATGAGCGGTGGTACTTTCCGGTAATATAGGTATATTTTGGCATAAATAACTTTATGTCGAGACCCAAACCCAAAGTCCTTGTTGAGCTTACCAACAAGGCCACTTACAAGACCGAACAGGTCCTGGCCAGCGAAGGCGTCTGGGCAGTGTTTTATGATGGAGAACCCATCAATCTCAAAACCTCTAATCTCTTGGTACAGTATCCCGGACCCAAGTACAAAAAGGTTTCATTTTCCAATCCTGGACATGCCAAGAACTTGGCCAAGAAACTCAACACACAATTTAAAACTGAAAAGTTTACCGTGGTGTTGTTAAAGTCTGGTGATCAAATTTATCCTTGATGTGCGTGATAAGCGTCGACTCACAGAAGAACTGGTCCAGCAGCTGGACACCGATCTAGGTATCACCGTACGGCAGGCCATGCGTACCTGGTGGTTTAACATTAGAAAAACCGGTGGCATGAGATTGACCGGTCCGGGCTATCACGCATTCCGAGAACAGCTTGATCTGGCTTGTTATGAATTTCCCATCAGTGATCCAACAGAATTTACTCAACAGTTGATCTTGGATCTAGACAGAAAAATACAAATGCCTTACTATATCAGTGCCACCAAGGGAATTCCAAAAAAAATAGTATTTTTTGGCAGCCAGGAAGCAGTCATGGTAAATTTATATGGCAATCTTAAAAAGTATCTTGATAATTACCAACCATAATCTCACATGTTATTTTTTCAAAAATATATCGAATTTGTTGAAAACGACACTCGTCGATTTCGTGAAACTGTTCCAGTCACGATAGAAACACTTACATACAAACACGAGGCAATCGCTCCTCGATCTTTGGTAGAAGGAAAAACTATTTTAGATTTAGGAAGTTGTTTTGGTGCTACAGGACATTGGTGTTTGTCAAATGGAGCAACGTCATACACTGGTGTAGAATTCCAAGAGCAAACGGTTAATATCAGCTCAACTCTTCTTAAAAAATACTGGAATCCTGATCAATTTACAATAATCAAAGACGAAATAGAAAATTTTTTAACAAATACAACCAACAAATATGACGTTGTATTTGCTTGTGGCATGATATATGGATTTTTAAATACCTACAGAATCTTAGAATTGATCACAAAAGTCACGAACTATTGCGTAGTGATAGATTCTTCCTATCCTACAGAACTAAGTCACTACAAAACTCCAATTATAGACATTGTCACCAATCAATACATGATTAAAAATCACGGAAAAGAGGATGATCAAAGTTATCGAGGACTAGGAGCCAGGCCAAGTCCCTGTGCATTACATCACCTAATGAGCAATTTTGGATTTAAAAATACTGAAAATATAATTTTTCCAAAGCAACTCACAGATAAAACAGTACACGATGCCTATCACGATTTGGTTGATAGAAAACACGGAATTAAAACTCCGTCCAGATTTATTATGCGATTTTATAATGACGCCAATACAAAAGTGCGTTCGGTGCTAGAAAATTTAATCGACGACGTCGACGGTGTCGAATTACCAGTTACTTATCCTTTGATAAAAGCACAATCATCATGGGAGTTTGATAAAACCGTTGCAACTAGATTCCAACAAGAAGCCGAAACGCACATTCCAGATTACCAAAAAGTCATTGATTTAGAAATTTCGATTATTGAAAAAAAGTTTCAATCAACTGATATTAAAATTATCGATGTAGGCAGTGCATTGGGGCATACTTTGGATAATTTATACTCTAAGGGATTTACAAATATACAGGGTGTAGAATCTTCGCAGGCCATGATTGATCAATCAAAACATAGAGAAAAAATTATCTATTCTGATACATTTCCCAATGATAAATTTGACGTTGTTCTTGCCAACTGGACTGTGCATTTTATAAAGGAAAAAGAAAAATATTTACAAGCTGTTTTTAATTCATTAAATGACAATGGTATTCTTATTGTCAGCGACAAAATGACCCAAAATCCGTTAATCACAGAAATGTATTACGAATGGAAACTTTCCAACGGAGTATCGTTGACAGCAATCAAAGAAAAAGAACAAAAATTAATAGGAATAATGTTGTCGGAGCATTTGGATTTGTATCTTGAAATGTTGTATAGGATTGGGTTTTCTAAAGTTGATTTAATCAATAGTCGATTTAATTTTAATACTTTGCTTTGTTGTAAATAAAACACTAAATAAATTTATGGAACAACCACGTAAGCCCGTAGAGCGATGGTACTACTCTGAATCGGAGTGGACAAGACTAGGTTGTGGCCCATTGCCACCCGAACGTGATCGCGCTCACCAACTGCAAAATGCGGTTGCAAAAGGCAATCCCAAAATTGATGGTAAAAACATAAAAGGTTATAATTGATAATGTTGTTATTGGCAAGCATGATCGCAGTTGCTATTTTAGTATATCTTGTTATCGAAGCCAAAGATTGGAGAGATCGCTGACATGAAAAAGAAAACAGTAGATGACATGCGCCAAGGGCGTATGAACGTGTATTTTGCCGTGACCATGGTGATTTTAATTGCCTTGGCCATATTCTTTAATACATAATACAGTTTTCGTGTTTTCGTAAAAACACGTGGTGGGTCGGCTCTAGTTGACAATAAATAAGTTTTGTCATATAATATTGATATTGTTGTAATTCCTTCGTAGTGAAGGCGCTGTGGACTCGAGTGCAACTCTCGACATCTCCACCAAAAGGGCACTGCACCCCTCTTAACAATGGGCAACCTTGCAGTGCGTTTTTGATGGGGATGAATTAGGATCGACATGGTGAGATAGCGAAAGAGGCAACAGGGTAGGCGATGACCGTAAATCAAGCAAACCAATTAAATGCTAACGCATCTAATGACGAGGTTTTTGCCTTAGCGGCATAATCTCCGGGGCAGCTATGCCTTGTCACCCAAAATAGTTCAAAAAAGCGGCAGAAATGTCGCTTTTTTGTTGGCCTCTCAGTAAAACCACTAAATAACTTGTTGGGCTTGGGCCCAGCATTCTTTTAAAAGGAAATCTCTAGCATGAAAAAAGCTCTATTAGCATTAGTATTAACTGCCCTAACCGGAGTGGCTGCAGCTGCCGATGTTGGTGTTTATGGTGGTCGTTTGTTTGCAAACGGATCTCAAGACCTTAACATGGTTGGTGTGTCTGCAGGACAAAAATTTGACAAGTTTGGCCTCCAAGCCACATTTGATCGTAGTACCACAACCACTACGAATCTAAATCGTTACACTGCTTCTGGCAGCTATGACGTATTCAAATTGGGTCCAGTTCAAACCAATGTGCGTGTAGGTGTTGCATATCTTGACCCACAGAGTCGCACAGCCGGCAATGGTGGTGCAGGTTTTGTAGGTGCCGGCATTGCATATCCAGTTGCCAAACAAGTCAACGTGGTCGCAGACTATGCTTACCAAAAAGGCAACAACATTACCAAAACTTACAATGGTAACATTGTGACAGCTGGTCTCAAGTACTCATTCTGATAGTTTTTATTAAAATCCAAAAAGGCACTCAGGTGCCTTTTTTGTTGACCTCGACGGTTGACAAACCATAAATAATCATATATAATATTACTATGTTGAATCCAAACTTGACACATCTTTTACCACAACCCAATTTCAGCGGCGGCATCGTGCTATGGGCAATTTGTGAAAAAGGCTGTGGGGGTTCTGAATAGAAGTCGCATTTAATTTTTATTCAAGAACCCCGGAATTCGACACTCCGGGGTTTTTTATTTAGAGGAAAAGAAAAAAGATGTCAATCGATTATACCAAATTAAACGATCGTATTGTGGAACAGGCTTGCGAATCCATGCTGTTGACCGAACAGCAAAGACAACAGTTGTTTCAGAACAAGATTGAGCGTGCCACAGCAATGATCCAGGCGCGAGAACAATTTGATCAATTGAAAAACAAGGAATATGTTACCTTAGAAGATTGATTCTTCAAAGTGATTGCAGGCAACGAGGGCCTGTGCTGCACTATAAATCAGCACAAACGGGCGGAACTAAGGATGGAGCACTTCTTGTAGTGTGAAAAAATTAGTACAATGCGGGATTAGTATAATGGTATTATGACAGCCTTCCAAGCTGATGACGAGAGTTCGATTCTCTTATCCCGCTCCAAACAATTCCGGGCAAGTGTTACGGTAGCACAGCAGACTCCAAACCTGCTGGACGGGGTTCGATTCCCTGGCTCGGAGCCAAGTTTGACAAGCAGTAGAAGTTAGTGTATAATAGTTTTATTCCCTGATAGCTCAGTTGGTAGAGCACGTGACTGT